GTGTTTCCGACAACTCTAACCCTTTGAAGTGGTCAGCTATGATGCCGAATGCTTTTTCTAGTTTGTTACTCATGGTCTTCTCCTTTTGTTGTTAGTTTAACTCCAAGATGCACAAAAACTTCCAGCAAATAGAAGTCAGGTGTTAATTTGGAGCAAAGCGATCGCGAGGAATCGGCTTTAGCCGAGGGGAAATTAATACTTGACAGCCCCATCACTTGCCTATGGGGCGGTTCTATTTCTGAGAAGTTTTATCTTGGGAGTATAAACTACACAAAAGGGGGAGTCATAGAGTAACTAGAACAAAGCTATTCGTTACATCATCTGACCACTACATCTTGTGGTTGTTGTCGGTGTCTTGACACAAGCTGGGGTTATACGCTATACTACCGATAGGTTCTAACCAATACCATAAGAGGTAAATAGCTATGTCAAAGACACTTGAAAGATACCAGCCAAAGGGCAATCCGAAAGCTGATATCTCAGCCAAAGCTAAGAAGCTTGTAGATACCTTAGTAGCCACAGGATGTACCATCACAGAAGCATCAAAACTCGCTGGTTACAAGGGTAATTCATCTCGTGTTAGTGCTAGTAAGATGCTACGAAAACCTGAGGTACAGGCATACATGATGTCTGAGATACAGCGAAGTTTCGGATTGTCTTCAGCCAAAGCATCAGCACGACTCCTATCCCTTTCTCAGGGGGCTAAGAGTGAGTATGTACAGCTTGAAGCTAGTAAGGACATACTCGATAGGGCTGGGTTCAAAGCCCCTGAGAAGCACCAACACTTGGTTGGTGGTAATTTCTCCATTAACATAGACTTATCGTAGAAATTACAGGGATAGTGTCGTGTGATGGTTACCCCACCCCCAAAAACTAGGCAACGACAAGTGAGGGGGGTACTGTACACACAATATAGTTCTTCAAGGTTCGATCATCATGTGTTATAGATTTGGTTATGGCTTATAAAACTCCAGCATGGCAAAGAAAGGCAGGGAAGAATCCTAAAGGTGGACTCAATGCTAAAGGTCGTGCATCTTATAAAGGCGGTACATTGAAAGCTCCTGTTAAGTCAGGCGACAATCCTAGAAGATCATCTTTCCTTGCTAGAATGGGAAACATGAAAGGACCTGAATATAAGAATGGTAAGCCAACAAGATTACTACTATCGCTCAAAGCTTGGGGTGCATCATCAAAAGCTGATGCTAGAAAGAAAGCTAAGGCAATGGCAGTACGATTAAAAAACAGAAAAAAGAAAGGAAAAGCATAATGCCTACAACTAAAGCGTCTTATGGCGAAAAGAAGACACACACTACTAAAGATGGTAAGAAAGCACGAAAGGGCTTGTATTATTATATTAATAGAAAAAAGAAAGCTGGTACTTCAAAGAGCAAAGCTAAATCAACTATCTCTAAGTCAGCTTATGACAACATGAAAAGTGGCTTTAAAAAATAATAAATATTTGGTAAAGTTATGGAAAAGTGGCGAGATAGAACTTGTTGAAGAACATAAATTAAGCGAAGAGGAATTTAAAATTTTTTTTTGCCCAATAGGTTTTCGTGCAACATATGAGGATATAAAAGATGAAGAGAGTACCTAAAACAACACACCCTGATGGAAGAAACAACACAAAGGAAAACTATGAAGAAGCAAGAAAAATCCGAACCAAAGAAGAACTCAATACTCCACAAAAATCAGAAGAGAGCAAATCAGATGATGGAGAACGAGAAGAAAGCTAAAGAAGAATACACAGCTAAAAGAATAAAAGAATATGTAGAGTTTAAAATGTTAAAAGGTCATTCAGAAGAAGAAGCAACTAAGATGGCTAAAGAACAGATAATGAATCAAGCACCATGAGTATCTTCACTAAGGTTGCTATAAAAGATTTAAAAATACTAAGGCAGGTAGTAAGAACTCAACACATGAAACATTATCCTGCATCCCATGTCAATGACACAGAAGCAGATAGAATAATTGAATCTCTTTCAGATAATGCAAGAGAGAAACTAATTAAACTGGCGGTAGATTATGGGATCACTAAATTATAAACCTGATGGGGAAACCCTAAAAAATTTTTTAAAAGATAATAACTTTCTTAGAGGACTGCGTGGTCCAGTAGGTAGTGGTAAATCTGTTGCTTGTTGTATAGAAGTTATTAGAAGAGCATTACTTCAAAAGCCATCTGAAGATGGTAAAAGAAAATCAAGATGGGCTGTCATAAGAAATACAAACCCACAATTAAAAACAACAACAATTAAAACTTGGCTTGATTGGTTTCCTGAAGAAGAGTGGGGAAGATTTGGCTGGAGTGTTCCATATACTCACAATATTAAAAAAGGAGATATAGAACTTGAAGTTATATTTTTAGCACTTGATAGACCTGAAGATGTAAAAAAATTATTATCATTAGAACTTACTGGTGTTTGGATTAATGAAGCAAGAGAAATACCTAAGTCTATTGTAGATGCTTGTTCAATGAGGGTAGGAAGATATCCATCTATGAGAGATGGTGGACCAAGTTGGTATGGTGTAATAGCAGATACTAACCCACCTGATACAGATCATTGGTGGTCTATTATGGCAGGAGAAACAATCATTCCTGATTACATAACTAAACAAGAAGCTAAGATGTTAGTTAAACCTGATAACTGGTCTTTCTATAATCAACCACCTGCTATGTTAGAAGTTAAGAATAAAGAAAATGAAATAGAGGGATATGAAAATAATAAAGTTATGGAGAACCAAAAGAACTTAACTCCAAATTATTATAGTAATATTATACGAGGTAAAACTAAATCTTGGATTGATGTTTATGTATTAAATAAATTAGGACAAGTAGAAGATGGCAAACCTGTTTATGAATCTTATAATGAAGAAGTACATTTAGCAAAAGGAGATTTAGCTATTGCAGATGGTGTTCCTATATTTTGTGGAATAGATTTTGGATTAACACCTGCTTGTGTATTTGCACAACGAATAAGAAATAGATGGGTAGTGTTTGATGAATTAGTTGCAGAAGATATGGGTATAGTAAAATTTTCTGATTTAATGAAACAAGTTATGGCACAATACTTACCAAGAGAATTTGTAATTTTTGGCGATCCAGCAGGGGATCATAGAGTACAAACAGATGAAAGTACACCCTTTCAAATCATGCGTGGTAAAGGAATATATGCAAGACCAGCTCCATCAAATGATGTAACTCTTAGATTAGAATCAGTATCATCTGTATTAAATAGAATGGTAGATGGAGAGTCAGGTATCATTATAGATAACAAATGTAATAACTTAATTAAAGGTTTTGCTGGTGGATATCACTATAGAAGACTCCAAGTATCAGGAGAAAGATATGATGAAAAGCCAAATAAGAATAGATTTTCTCATGTCCATGATGCTTTACAATATTTATTGTTAGGAGCAGGAGAGGGAAGAGCATTGACTATTGGTAAAAAAACTAATAAACCTGTAGTTGCGAAAAGGAATTTTAATGTATTTGATGTCAAACCAAAATCAGTTTACGAAAGGAGAAGATAGTTATGTGTGCAGGTCCATTTAAACCATCTCCTCCGCCACCACCACCACCTCCAGTAGAAGAGGAAAGTGTAAAGCAACAAAGAGCAAGAATGCGTAAGCAACAAGAAGCAGAAAGAACTGCTAATAAGCAACAAGCATTCGAAGATAGAGTTGCGGCATACTCAGGTAGAAGAGGTCGAAGATCACTTTTATCAGGTAGAAGAGGCGGACAGGGTTTTGAAATCTCATCTAATCTAATGTCTAAAGATACTTTAGGAGCATAGATGGTAGTAGATGTTAAACCACAAAGAGTAGAAAACTATTCTGAGAGTGGTGTTAAGAGATTAATTACTCGTTATAACAATGCTAAGGCAGTCAAAGATATGTGGCTTCCTACTTTTGAAGAATGCTATGAATTTGCTTTACCACAAAGGGAAAGTTTTTATAGTGAATCAATAGGTAGAAGACGATCTGACAGAATCTTTGATGAAACTGCTGTAGTAGGTGTACAAGAATTTGCTAGTAGATTACAATCAGGTATTGTTCCTAACTATGCAAGATGGGCAGACTTTGTTGCTGGTACAGAAATACCTAAAGATGAACAGAAAGATGTTAATTTAGAATTAGATCAAGTAACAGAATATGTTTTTGAAATATTACAGAACTCAAACTTCTCACAAGAAGTACATGAAACATTTTTAGATTGTGCAGTAGGTACAGGTGTATTGTTAGTAGAAGAGGGAGATGCAATACATCCAGTTAAATTTAAAGCAATCCCATTACCACAAATAGTTTTAGATGCAGGACATGATGACAAGGTAGATCATGTATTTAGAAATAGAAAAATTAAAATGAAAGATATTATTCATGCTTATCCTGAAGCTGTGTTATCTGAAAAAATGCAAATGGATATGGACAAAGCTCCTGACATGGATTGTGATGTATTAGAAATTGTTTATAAAAATTATGCTAATACAAAAGAAGATGAATATAAATTTTGTGTTATCTCACAAATGTATGAACATAAATTATTTGAAGAAACATATAAAGGTTTAGGATCAAATCCTTATATTGTTTATAGATGGTCTAAAGTAGCAGGAGAAGTATATGGAAGAGGTCCATTACAATTAGCTTTACCTGCAATTAAAACTTCTAACTTAGTTATAGAATTAATTTTAGAAAATGCACAGATGTCTATATCAGGAATGTATCAAGTAGAAGATGATGGAGTTATTAATGTAGATAACATTGCACTAATTCCAGGGACTATTATTCCTAAAGCGGCTGGATCATCAGGACTACAACCAATAGCACCAGCAGGAAACTTTAATGTAAGTGATTTAGTTTTAAGAGATATGAGAACTAATATTAAAAAAGCATTGTACAATGATATGTTAGGTACACCAAATGAGAAAACACCTATGACAGCTACAGAAGTTGCAGAAAGAATGGCTGATCTATCAAGACAAATTGGAGCGGCATTCGGAAGACTACAAGCTGAATTAGTTAATCCAGTATTACAAAGAGTAATTTATATTTTAAAGAAACAAGGAAGAATAAAAATACCAGTTGTTAATGGTAGAGAAATAAAAATAAGATCATCTTCTCCATTAGCACAAGCACAACAGCAACAAGATGTTGCCACAATAGATAGATTCTTAGGTATGGTACAACAAAGAGTTGGTCCACAGTTATTGAATGTTCTTGTTAAACAAGATGAGGTAGCTAAATATGTTGCTAAAAAATTAGGTGTTCCTGAAGAGTTAATAAGATCGCAAGAAGAAATGCAGGAAGCCGCCCAACAAATGCAACAGATGATGCAACAACAACAAGGACAGGAACAACCGCCAGAAGAAGAAACTCAATAAAATGATAACTTCAATATGCATAAATCTGTTTTAGTAATTAGTGATCTACATATCCCCTATCATCACAAAGATTCTTTTGCTTTTCTAAAAGCTATTAAGAAAGAATTTAAACCTGATACTGTAATTAACATTGGAGATTTATTAGACTTCCATGCAATATCTATGCATGAACATAATCCTGACTTACCAAGTGCAGGACATGAATTAGATATATCAAGAGAATATATAAAAGAATTAGAGGGAATATTTCCTGAAGTAACTGAAGTAGATTCTAATCATAGTAGTTTAGTTTATAGAAGAGCATTAAAGTTTGGAATGTCAAAACAATTTTTAAAACCTTATGGAGATTTCTTAGGTACTAGAAAATGGAAATGGGTAGATGATATGACATTAAAATTAAGTAATGGAAAAAAATGTTTCTTTACACATGGAAGATCAGCAGACATTTTAAAAGTTTCACAGACAATGGGTATGAGTGCAGTACAAGGACACTATCATACAAAGTTTGTTATATCTTATTGGGCTAACCCTGATGATATATTCTTTGGTATGAATGTAGGATGTTTAATTAATCAAAAGTCTATGGCATTCTCATATGCAAAAAACTTTAGAACAAGATTTATTATTGGATGTGGAGTAATACTAAATGGAATACCTAGACTACTTCCAATGGTATTAGATAAAAATGGAAACTGGATAGGAGAGTTAGTATAATGGATGAGAAAACAAAACAAGCAAATGAACAATCTGATAATGTAGAATTATCTAAAATTAACCCAGCTTATTATCAAGCAGGTAAATGTACTTGTGGAAAAACTTTACAAACATATGACTATGTAAGACACTTACCTTATGCAGATGCAACAGCTATTAAGTATATTACAAGGCATAGGGAAAAAGGTGGAGTAGTAGATATTAGAAAAGCAATATGGTTTTTGAAAGCGATCCTGAAAGATGAGTACAAAGAAACAGAATAACGCTATAGTTGTAAATGGTAAAACATATTACAAATATCTTATAGTATGGGAAGATATTGTGGGAGATTCTACGATTACAGATTACAATGAGTTTGAACATATGAATTGTGCTACTATACAAACAGAAGCATATATATTTAAAAAAACTGCAAAGTATCTATGGTCATTTGCTAGTTATCAGAATGATGATGGAGAAGTAGGATTTGGGGATAGGAATATTTACCCTAGAAGTGTAGTCAAAAAAATGATAAGGATTTGATATGTCAGAACAAAATAAAGCCCTGATAGGTTTGGATAACTTTAAAAGAGGTTCTGAAGAAGAAACCAAAATAAATGATGTGTTTAAAACATTGTTTAGTACACCAATAGGTGCTGAAGTTCTCCAATACCTTAAATCAATAACGATTGATTCTGTTGCTGGACCTGAAATATCAGACCATGCTCTAAGACATTTAGAGGGTCAAAGATATTTAGTTGGTCTTATACAGCGAAGAGTCAATAAAGGTAAAAGTCAAAACATAATAAAGGAGAATCAAAATGGCTGAAGAGCAAACACAACCAGTACAGGAACAAACTCCAGTACAGGAAACACCAGTAGAAAGTAATGTTCCACAAGAAACATCTGCTCCTACTACAACAGAACCAGCACCAAGACCTGAGTATATACCTGAGAAGTTTTGGAATACTGAGAAAGGCGAACTCAATGTAGAAGAGTTTGGTAAGTCTTATACTAACTTAGAAAAATATGTAGGTGGTAAGAAAGATGAACTAAGAGATGTAATCATTGATGAATTAAAACAAGAAGCTAATGCTGAAAGACCTGAAGCAATAGAGAAATATGAATTACCTAAACTTCCTGAGAATGTTACAGAAGATATAGTTAATGCTAATCCTATGACAGAATGGTGGAGAAATTTTTGTTGGGAAAATTCATATGACCAAGAAGTATATCAAGAGGGTATTAATAAATATGTTGATGCTTATGTTGGACAACAACCTGATATGGAAGCTGAGAAAACTAAACTAGGAGAAAATGCAGAAGCAAGATTAGACGCAGTAAATAGTTGGGCATCTACATTTTTTAGTCCTGAACAATACGAAGTAGTTTCACAAACTATGGGTTCTAATGTTGATGGAATAGAAGCACTAGAAAAGATTATGGAATCTCAGAAACAAAACATATCTAGGTCAGCACAAGTAGCACAACCTGAAAGACCACTAACAATAGAAGATGTTAGAAACATGATGAAAGATAAAAGATACTATGATGGTAGAGAGCGTGATCCATCTTATGTAGCAAAAGTTGATGAAGCATTTAACAGACTCTATAGGGGTTAATGTTATATGTTGAAAAGACTATACCTGAACATTGTTTTCTTTTAGCTCCTAACTTAAAGGCATTAGACAGGTATGAAATAGCTTTGTGGGGGCTTGATCCCCTACAAGCTTTATTACAACCATTTAGATATAGCAGACCTAATGTACATTCATTCACAATATTAACAAAAGAACATAAAGTTGCCGCAATCTTTGGTGCTGTACCATCAAGAAGAGATAATAAAATCGGCACAATATGGTTCTTATCCTCTACAGAATTAGATAAAAACTATCTATATTTCCTTAAAAGAAACAAGAAATGGTTACATTACCTAGAAGAACATTACATATATTTGTCCAATTACATTACAGAAGAACATACTAAATCTATTAGATGGTTAAAATGGCAAGGATATAATTTTTCTAAACCTATGCTTGTAAAAAATGTAAAAGTGTTGTACTTCTATAAACGACTACATAATGTAGTCAAAAAGGGTACACAGCCCATATTAGAAGAGATCGGTCCTTTATGGACAACCGAATTAATTTAATGCGGACAACTGTTTAATTAACAACAACGACTAACAAAGGAGTATAAATATGAGTACATCTATTTCAACTGCCTTTATTAAACAGTTCGAAGCTGAAGTCCACATGGCTTACCAAAGAATGGGATCAAAGCTAAGAAACACAATAAGGCAAGTAAATAATGTAAAGGGGAGTCAGGCGAGATTCCAAAAAGTCGGTACTGGTAGTGCTGTTTCAAAAAGCAGACACGCTCAGATTCCAACTATGGATATCACTCACTCAACTGTTGATGTTACTTTAGCGGATTTCTATGCGGCAGATTATGTCGATAGATTAGACGAGCTAAAAACTAACATTGACGAAAGACAAGTACTATCTCAATCTGCGGCGGCGGCATTGGGGAGAAAAACAGACCAACTAATCATTGATGTATTAGACGCTGGTTCAAATGCAAGTAATGTTGTACATGGTTCTGCTGGATTAACTCTAGCAAAAGCATTGACAGTTTATGAGTCATTTGGAGCGGCTGATGTACCTGATGATGGGCAAAGATACTTTGTAGTATCTCCTGCAGGTTGGGCTGATCTACTTCAAATAGATCAATTCTCTCGTGCTGAATATGTAGGCGAAGCTGATTTACCATACGCTGGTGGATTAACTGCGAAGAGATGGCTTGGATTTATGTGGTTCACTCATTCTGGTCTATCAAAAGCCTCTACTACTAGAGATTGTCATGCTTATCACAAGTCTGCAGTCGGAGTAGCTATGGGTTCTGATATTAGAACTGAGATCAACTACATTCCTGAAAAAGTCAGTAACTTAATCACATCATACATGAGTCTTGGAGTAGTAGAGATTGATGGTAATGGTATGATTGAATGTCAAATAACAGAATAGGAGATAAACATGGCATATACATCAAGCGACTTAAAAAAAATTGCAGGTGGATCAAATGGTGTTTTCCTATATCATTCGACTGACGCAATAGGTACTATAGATGATGCAGACTATTTTCTTGGTGCAACTAATGAACTTAAAGTAGGCGATGTTATAATCGCTGTAGGTTCAACAGGTGGTACTAGAACAGTAGATATGTTGGTAGTCCAAACCAATACTGGAACTGGATTAACAACTGTATTAGGTACATAATAAATAGTTATGTGGGGGGGATTTACTTCCCCCTACATTTAATATAGAAATAAAATATGGCTGATAGTAAATTTGATATATGTAATAAAGCACTTGTCCTAGTAGGAGCAAATACAATCTCAAGTTTTACTCAGAATACTACTGAATCAAAAGTAGCAAACCAATTATACGAATCAACTTTAGAAAATTTATTAACAAGATGTAGATGGAGATTTGCATCTAAACAAGCACAACTAAGTAAAAATACAACTAATCCTGATGCTAGATATGATTCATCATATGCATTACCAAGTGATGCACATATAATTCATACAGTAACAGTAGGAGATGATATTATTAAATATGATAGATATGGACAAAATTTATTTACAAACACTACATCTAGTGATACTGTAATAGCGGATTATACCTTTCAACCTAGTGAAAGCATTTTTCCTCCCTACTTCAAACAGACGCTGGTTTTCGAACTGGCGTCTTTGTTTGCTGGTGCAATAGCAAGAAACGATCAACTATCAGAACTGTATCACAAACGATCAATAGCCCAACTTGCCATAGCAAAAGCAACTGATGGTCAGGCACAAACAACAAGAAGATTAAATGTGGACAGGTTTAGAAATGTTAGAAACAGAACAGCATTAAATGATATAACAGCAACCTCTCCATAATAGAATGAATTATGGCAAGACAAAGAATACATCAAAGTAGTTTTTTAAGAGGGGAACTTGATCCTACAATTATATCTCGTGTTGATTTATCAGCATATGCACAAGGTTTAAAAAAAGCTAGAAATGTTATTCCTATAAACCAAGGTGGTATTGAACGAAGAGGTGGTTCAGTAGCAAGAGCAGACTTAGGTGGAACAAGTAGATTAGAAACATTTATCTTTAATCAAAATCAAGAATATATCTTTGCATTCCAAAACCAATCATTAAAAATTTATTCTACTAATGGAACTTTAGTAGCAACATTATCATCTTGTCCTTGGATAACAGCAGACTTGTTTGAAATGGATATGACGCAATCAGGCGATACAATGATAATTACACACCAAGATTTTGTACCACAAGTAATACAAAGAATAGGTGCAACATCATTTACAAGAACAGCTTTTGGTTTTGAAACAAGTGTCAATGGAGAAAAAACATATCAACCTTATTTTAAATTTGCAGATGATGATATTACATTAGATATTAATAATACATCTAAAGGTACTACTGGTGTAACATTAACTACTAATACAGCTTATTGGACATCAGCTTATGTTGGAATGATTGTTAGATATCATGGAACAGAAATATTAGTAACAGGATATACTTCTTCTACAGTTATAACAGGAACACTATTAGCAGATGTTTCTATAGAATTAGATGATGATCCTTTTAAAACTACACAAGGTTCAGGAACAGTAGAAGTTACTATGGTAGCACATGGATTTACAACTGGAGCTTCTATTACAATATCAGGTGCAGAAGATATATTTGATACAGATGGTAATGGTTTAGCACAAGGAAACTTGAATGGTACATTTACTATAACTGTTACTGATGATAATCATTTTACATATACTGCTGGATCATCTGATACTGCTAATGAATCTGTAGATGGTGGTGGTGTTAGAGTATTAATTACTGGTCATCCACCTACTAGAAACTGGGATGAACAAGTATTTTCTTCTGTTAATGGTTTTCCTAATACAGTTACATTCCATGAACAAAGATTATTCTTTGGTGGAGTAACAGCATTACCTGATGGAATACAAGCTAGTATGGTAGCAGACTTTTTTAACTTTGATGTAGGAGATGGAGAAGATTCTGATTCAGTACAAATACAAATAGCATCAGATCAAGTAAATGAAATAAGACATTTAATATCAGGGAAAGTATTACAGATACTTACAAGCACAGGAGAATTTTATTTAAAACCACAAGTATCTAAACCTATTACACCAACAGATATAAGAATAGTAAGTCAATCTAATCTTGGTTCTCAGTTAAAAGCTAAACCAAGAATCTTTGATAATGCTACAATCTTTATACAAAACAATGGTAAAACAGTTAGAGAGTTTTTATATAGTACTGCGGCAGAAGAATTTTCTTCTAATAGTATTTCTTTATTATCTAATCATTTAATATCTACACCAAGTGATACAGCTAAATTAACTTCTATAGCTGATAGAACAGAACAGTTTTATTTTGTAGTTAATTCAGATGGTACTATAGGAATCTTTACTTCTCAAAGAAATGAAAAAATAGCAGGATGGATGCAATGGAATACAGATGGAGAATATGAATCTGTAGCTTGTACAACTAATGGAATATATACAGCAGTTAAAAGAACTATTAATGGTTCTCCTTATTATAGTTTAGAACAACAAGCATCAACAGCTTTTGATGTACCTACAGATTATACAGTAACCGCAACAGTATCAGGTTCTTATCAACCACATGGTGTACCAAAAGTAAATGGTGCTATTTCTAGTACAACTACAATGATAGCAGATGGATTTACTAATGCTCCTAGTCAAGGAGAAACATTCCAATTTGGAGGAACAGGAACTACTTATACAATACAATCTGCAACTGCTACTGGTAATAGTGGAGAATATACAATAGTAATTAATGCATCTGTTTCTCAATCAGATAACACAACCTTACAATTTGTTACTAGCAAAGTATTCTCAGGATTAACTACTCATGTAGGTAAAACTGTATTTGCAACTGCTGGATCAACTGAGGGTGGTGCTATTTATTATTATGGTAGTGGAGTAGTAGATGGAAGTGGAAATGTAACTATTGATACACCAACTACAGCTTGTGATATAGGATTAGATTATAGCATTGATTTAGAAACATTACCTATAGATGCAACCATTCAAGGTGGACAATTAACAGGATTACCAAGAAAAATAGGCAAGAGTGTTATAGAATTGTCTTCAACTTATAATGTACAAATAAATTCAAATGATGTAGTTCTAACAGAAACAACATTGAATACATCAAGTGGATTAACAAGTTTTACAGGAAAGAAAGAAGTGTACACATTAGGATATAGTTTAGAACCCAATTTAACAATTACTCAATCAGCACCTTTGCCAGTTAGAATTTTAGGTATAACTTCGGAGATATATTACTAATGTGTAGTCCAGTTATATTTACAGCTATGGGAGCATCTGCTGGAACAGCATCTACATTAGCGGCAGTATCACAAATAGGTTTGATAGCAGGTGGTACTATGATGAGTATCAATGCACAAAAACAAGCTATGAGATATCAGCAACAACAAGCTGAGTTTCAAGCTAAACAATATAAAGCTAAAGCTGATGCAGAATATATCCAAACAATGACAGAAGAAAATGAAAGAAAAAAGAAATATCTTTCTCAATTATCTACTAATAGGGCTATGTTAAGTACAATGAATATTACTACAGACTCAGCATCATCACGAGCATTTTTTAAAGCTAATAAAGAAGTAGTTAAAAAAGACATAGAGAAAATAAAATTAATGGGTAATGAAAAAAGATTAGCCGCATTATATGGAGTACAACAAGCAGACTTATCAGGTAGAGCGGCAGAAGCTAAATATCAATCAGGTAAATTAGCAACTGTTGGTAGATCATTAATGTCAGGATATCCAATAGCTAAAGAAAAAGGATGGGTATAGTATGGCATTAAAAAAAGAAACACAACAAGTTAGATATACAGAACAGATAGGTGTTAATAGAGGTGGTGGATTTGCGGCAATGGCAGATGCATCTATTACACAAGCTAATCAATTAAATAGTTTAGTAACTCAATTTGCTGATGTTGGATTAAAAGAACTTCAATCATTTGGTAAAAAAATAGGAGAAGAAGCGGCAGAGAATTATGAGTTTGGAGAAAAGAAAGTAACTTACACAGATACAACAGGAGAACTTAAAGAACAATTTGTACCTACTAAAGTAGAAATGCCTAAACATTTGAATACTGTTACAGGTAAAGAAACTTTTGAAAAAGAAATATATAATAGATATCGAGATGAAGTATTTACTAATATAAAAAATATTATTTTAGAGGAAAGAACAACAGCAGAAGAAAATTACGATACACAACAAAACTTTTCTACAGTAGTAGATGCTAGATTAGAACCATTATTAAGTGAATTAGAACCTAAATTTAAAATAGTAGCACAAACATTTGCAGAAGAACAACATGGTATGCATGGTAGAATGGTTGCTACAAACTTTAGCAGACATAGAGAACAAATACTTGGTGTTCAATGGACTAATACTAAAAAGGTTGCAGTTGATTCTATTAACTCTCATTTATTTACTAATGGAGATAATAAAAAATCTATGGAATTAATTAAAGACCTAGAAGAAAAAACAACAATAGCACAAGATAATAATGTAGTTGATGCAGAAGCTACAGGTTCTCAGTTTATTAAAGATCAATATATTAAAGCTAATACAATGAACTTATTTAAAGGTGTACATATAGATGATTTAGATAATGCATCTTCT